GCCTCCTGTATGGCCTTATGCCAATTTCCACCAGCGCCAGTTGATGAGGCCGCTTGTGGAGTCCTTCTCAACCTGGAACGGGATATTCTGAATGACGTCAGTTTCGCTCTTCTGGAACTGCGCATCGGTAATAAAAACCCTAGGTACATCGAGCGCATACCCGGTAACCCCGCCAGAATCCATGAACTTAAGCCCAAGCGCAAACCGTGTTTCAGCGGCATATTTAGTCCAGAAAGAAGATGATTCAACATAGAGGCTAAGGTTTCCGGTCAGATTGGAACGCCCGTATGAAATGCCTGTTGCTTCATCAAGGCCAATAGAGAACTGAGGGCTTCTCTGGTTCGCCATGGCAAGATTAAGTTGCGTGATTGTTGCGACAGGAGCACCATCTATAACTACTACGCTATCAGTTGCGCGAATCGGCAACGTTGTTGAAGGATCGGCGTAAGAACCTGCATACTTCGTAGCGGAAGGGCCTAGAATCTTTTTGGCGATAAAATCAAAGTTACAGGTTACAATTCCATCGGTTGCCATCGAAAGCGTCATGCCATTAGCGACACAGCCTAGTGCTTCAAAGTAAATCGGAGTAGCAGTATCAAGTTGTGCATCTTCAAAAGCGAGCGATTTTTCTGTCGAGCCAGTTATCAGATATCCCATCCGCTGCACTGTTATTCCAGCCTGTGACGTTGCCGCGGTAAGCAGAGACGCACCAGTTTCAGGGTCTTTTGCTTCGCCAAAGGTAAGCATGTTGTCAGTGCGAGCGGTTACCTTGAAGAATCCATTGTTCGCGGTATATGCACCAGCGAATCCAGAAACCTTGACATAATCTCCAACGGAAATGAGCGAAGCACCAGTGCCACCAATACCTGTAGCCGCCATCGTGTTCGTTGTTCCAGCGACGACAGTAACGGAAAGCGCGGAGATTGCAGTTCCTGCCAAAACCCATGAGTTCATACACGCCGAAGCGATAAAGTCCTCAAAGGTTCCGTATGACAGCTCTCCGTTCGCCCGGAATGTATTTGTCTTGTTGCCAAGCCTTCCTGGAGCTACAGAGCGGTCGCCAACCGCTTGCTGGCTTTGAAGGTTACTGCGCCTCTGTTCTAGCCCGGACGCCAATAGAAGCCTTGTTTTCGTGAATGCAGTTCCGGACGGAACGCCTAAAGAAGATTCGGTGACGTATGACGGCTGCCACCTTGAGCCACTTGCTCTTGCCATAAATACCTCCAAAGGTATGTTTTCAATTATTCACATCAGCTACCCAATAGACGCGAACCGCGACTACAGGATTGCCAGTCGTACCATCAAAAAGCCCTTTCACCATGCCGCACGACGTTACCGTGACGGTCTGATTGTTGTAAACAAGGTTGGTGCCAGGTTTGAAACAGTCCATGATTCTTTGCGCTTCGGCTGTCATCGGTACGTCGCCAACGTCTCTAGGCTCGCAAACATTTACCTGTAAGAACCCAGTGTGCCTTACTCTTGCGCCAGCGCCACATCCGTCCATGTTCGGCTGTGGGCCCGGAACCCATAGAATGCGATACCAGAGAGCATTGTTCGGCGGTGGAATTTCAGCAGTTCCTTCCATGTGCCGCTTGTTCTCAAACCACGTTTTGTCGGCAGGAATCGCGGCCCCTGGAGTGGAGCTTGTGGCCCGTGAGATGAGCGCATGGCGAACATCAATCAGACTCATACCTTCCCCTGCATCTTTGCAATTGTGATACCAACCATACCAGCTGGAGCCTGCGTGCTGTAGCCATTCACTGTTTTACCTTTACCTTTCTTCGGCGGATTAGGATAAAGCCCATATTCCAGCACCTTTATGTACGGCAAGCTGTTTGCTAAAAATGCGTCAGTCTCTTTAGGTTTCCAGAACGTTGCAACGACCTTCGCATTGTTTTTTGCCGACTCATAATCCGTTGATGAAGTAGTAGAAAGATCAGGTGAACCAGTAGACGGAATCCAGTTCGCACGTGCCATTCCTGTGTCAACAGGTGTTGCCATGATAATGTTTGTAGCAAGCTCGCCAAATACCTTTCGACATACTGCGTCATTCTTTGCGAGAGCCTTGCCAACAAAGCTCTCAATCGATGCGGTAAATGTTCCATCTCCAGCGACACCCATATTAACCCCTCGCCTGTATCATGTAGTAAATCACGACATCGCCAGGCATGAACGGTTCAACCGTTACAATCGTCAACGCGGTGCCAGATGAAGTACCTACAAAAAGCGTCCCACCAACATTCGGCTTCGGTATCTCAATGCCACTATCAGATAACGCCGATACCATGAATTTCCTGTCGCCAATCTTGATGCGCTCGCCGTCGTAGTCCTTGTCTGTGTACGATAGCTCAACGCCATAGGTAGCATAGTCAAGCGGAACAACATTTGGATTTGTGTGCATTACCAAGGTACACTTAAGCCACGCGTCTAGCCTTCCATCGAGATACTCGTCACCATTAAGGGTCCATGTGCCATCAAGTACCAAATCGCCAAGGGTAACGTTTTGATAAAGTTCGCCATTATAGCGCCCATATTGACCAGACGTCCCAAAATCTTCCAGCGACGACAAGGTAATGATAACACTTTCTGGAACCGTGAGCGTCCACGTATCGCCCAATATCGGATCATAGGTATATACCCAATACTCAAGCGCTGCACCAGGATAGCGCAAAGTGAGAAGTTTACCGTTTTTCGAGATGCGGTCAGCCGCCAGTTTGCGCTTCTCTTGGTAGTTCATCGTGATAGCCTCACGCTTCCGTTACCTTTCAAGATGCCGGAAAGACAGTTTTTAAGCACTGGATACACCATGCCTACCGGCGCCCCGGAAGCATAACCTGTTTCAAGGTTCCCAACCTTCTCACGTGTTATCATGCCGCCGTGCTCGAGCGCTTCCGTCAGTGCACCAGGTTCAGACAGCTCGATGAGTGCCGCTTCGAAACACGCATATTTGATGCCAGTCGGAACACCAATAAGTGCACAACCGTCAACGTCCCATGCTTCATACCGTGGCCACGACAACCCTTGTGTTTGTGTCATTCTATACCCTGGCCATCTGTATGAATATGCGCCCTCTATATATGCCGTGCCTCGAATGAGCGCCTTTTCAAGAGTGGTATCATCAGCACTTGTCGGGATTGAGAGCCCCCCGCGCGGTGTATATGCCTTGAACGCATCGAGAGTCGAATACACGTTCGCGTCAGTGACTCCTGAACCGTCTTCGACAATTAACAGGCTCACTTCTTTTTCTCCAGCGCTTTTTCAAGCGCGCCTATGCGTTTGTCTAGCTTTTCCAGCCTTTCGGGTTTATCAAGCTCAATTAGCTTTTCAAGCTCAATTAGCTTTTCAAGCTCGCTTTCCGCTTCGTTAGCGCGCTTTTCAAGCATGTCAAGCCTGGAAAGGATGGCTCGTATTTTTTCTTTTTCAAGGGCACCTTTCGGCAATTTCAATCCTTCCATTCCAGGCACTCCTTACTCTGCCGCGACACAATACGAAATGATTGCGTCATCCTGCGGGTCAGCGCTAAACGTGAATGTCACGCCGCCATTGCTTGCAACAGCCGATACACCTGTAACGTTTCCGCTTCCATCATTTAGAATCGCCCATGAAACCATATCGCCAGCCTTCACGTTTGCCATAGGAACAAATATCGCCGCTCCAAGTGCCGCATCAGTAACGGCAATCTGATACTTGCTTCCCGTGGTATGCGCGGTCGAGTCCGCATCATGCGCGTTGAATTTAGCCTTGATGTCGTTCAGCCTTGTGATTGCACCAGCAAGCGTTGTAACGGCAGTTTCAGCAGCAAGCGCGTGGGTAGTACCCTTCGCCTGGTGATATGTTGGTGACAGGTCGATGGCATCGGTGTTATGCAGGGTGTATTTCGCAGTTAGGTCGTTGACAAGCGTAAGCAAGGTTGCAAGATTGTACGGCACGACACTTGTGGCGGCGAGCTGGCCTGCGGCATGCAGCGCTTTATGCTCTTTGGTTGATTCGCCATAATTGGCGACGTGCGCCGAATATTGTATCCTCAATGCTGTTGCCAGAGTAATGGCCGACGCCAGCCCCGCGACATTCATATCGCGGGACGTAGTCATCGCATCATCCATGGCCAGAATTATTTTCTGATATCTTTTCCGTGAATGGAACATTACACAGCCTCCTATTAGCCGTTCGAGATAAGAGCAATCACGCCCGCGTTCTTGGCGCTGTAGACGCGATCCCACGAGCCGAGCGTGTAGAGCTGGGCGTCGGAGGGCGAGGTCGCCGTGTCGGGGGAAAGCACCCAAGAGAAGCCGAGCAGGTGGATGCAGAACTGCCTGCGGGTGTAGAGGGAATCGACACCAATGCCTTTCGGGTCTCGATAGGCTTCATTAGCAACATACTTGCCGGGATTCTCGGCGAATGCAATCGCGCCCTGCTTGAACAGATACGAATGATATTTGTATCCGCCCGTAACTGCAATTACTGGCAGGTCATCGTCAACAACGATATTCAGCCCCATATACTTGGGAATAAGTAGATTAGAACGGCTGTCCTGCACATAGTCAATCAGGTCGTTCTTAAGCAATGTTGAATAGACCGTGGAATGAACAGCAATAGCGTATACTTCGCTAAAATGGTCACCCTGTTTCAATACCGCATCAATTGTCTTTTCAGCACTGATTTTATTTGCGGCGGTGGCACTAGTGGCATTATCGATTGAAATATCAACCACCAAGTCGCTGGAATCATTGGCAACGTTGTCAGCGATAATACCGCGAACAGTAAGGGTAAGCAGTTTTTCATACTGCGTAGCCCAATACTGAGCCACACGGTCGCCGATGGCCTGGATAGGATTATCTCCTGAAAGCTGTGCAGCGAGGTCAGTCGCGCCCCACGCCTTACCACGAAGCTGTCGGCGGGCAATCATCTTGTCAGCGGTAATCTCATTCACCGTCATTGGATTAGTTTCGTCGAGAATCTCTGAATCTCCAGATAAATCTTTCCAGAACGGGAAATTGAAGGTATTCGAACCGCCAGCAAGCTTATCGAACAGCACGGGCGACTGAACCAGTACACCAGCCTGGAAGAACTTATTGAGATGAATCGATCGCTCTGAAACATAAGGGTCAAAAACAGTCGGAACAATAACATCCGAAAGTTTAGTCTCTGCCATATAAAACTCCTTTTATCCTTTAGATGCGGCCTCAAGTGCCGCGTATTGCGCTGGGTTGCTCTTGAAAAGCTGCGTCCGTTCATCAAGCGTCATATCCTTAAACGCTTTAGTTGTGCCGCCTCCAGCTCCAGAACCACCAGCACCGCCACCAGAATTGCTTGAAGCAAGCGCCCATTCTTTACCGTCAGGCGTATTCATCCACTCAGTTACATACGCTTTGGGGTCGAGCTTCTTCACCGTGCCGTCAGCGACCTTGACGCTTGCGACAGCCCGTGGCTTTCCGTCTTCCCCAAGCTCGACAGTGAACTTGCTCTTGTGCAACAGTTTCACCGCTTCCATGTGAGCAGGTTTCACTGCGCCTGCGAGTGCCGAAGTCAGCCCGCCATCAATCAGCAGGTCGGCGACAGTCTGATTCGCGGCAGAGACTTTCTCGTCTCGTTCTTTCTCCGCTTTTAGCTTGTCAGCCTTCACGATTTCCATATCCTTCTATAACCGTACAAGGTTCGCCTGCAATTCATCGCGTTCTGATTCCAGCATAATGAGCTTTTGCCGTGCGTCGTCGTCTGGGTTTTTGTACTTCTCCAACAGCTCTTTGTTTTTCTTCTTTAACCCAGCGACTTCAGCATCTATCGCGGCTTGCGTGCTCTCATTGACAATGCCCTCGGCCTTTGCAATTTGCGCATCGTTCGCGCCAAGCTCTTTCAGCAATTCCTTCAACTTGTCCATATTCTACCCCTAGGGTCGGGCCTTGCCCGTATTATTTCCGGCCTTGCCAGATTGTTCACAAATAAAATCAGTCATCGGATTCATCGATAACTTTCTCTTGCACCTTGTCATCAGTTTCAGGAATAAATGGCTCAAGCTCCGCCTCATAGAATGGCGCATCGAGCTTCTTTACTCCTACCACAACATACTCAACGCCTTCAATCGTCAAGTGTTCGCCTTTCTTGATCAAGTGAGGAACCATACAGTTTTTCATTTCAGCTCCTTAAGTGTTAGTAACTTGCCGTCTTTCACGAACGATTCTACCGGCATTCCTTGCTGATACAGCTTCGCGCGCGTCGGCCCCAATATTTCAGCCTGCTCTTTAGGACTCGCCGATTCCAGCATATCCTTCCACGTTGTATATTTCGGCACCTGTCCGTTCATGCTCGCGCGCGTTGTATCAGGTAATTCATCAGCGTCAATGCCAAGCTCACGGAAACTCTTGAAGATAACCGTGTATAGGCCTCGGCATGAAATATGACTTGGGAGAAACGGCTTCGGCTCGTACACGTCATATACCATACCATCTTCAAGCCCGCACTGAATACACGTCCTATCATCCAGCGTTTCAACGCGCATATAGCCTTGGATAATATCCTCATTCGCCCGCCAGAATATATCTCTAGCCGTATTGCTCACGTGCATGACGGCAGTCCTTGCCAG